TCAATCGCCCAGAATGCCTTATTGGGTTTTGCAGGGTCAATGAAGGCTTTCTTCACCCAGCTATGTCCAGCACCACCGGGGTTAGTGGTAGCTCTTTGGTATAGCTTTAAGCCACTTGCTTTGGTAGTACGCAGACGAGAACGCATATAGTTCCAAGCAAAGGGACTAGCCCACTGGGTCAGTTCGTCGAAGCCAATCCAATTGTATGCTTGACCTTGGTAACGAGTAACGTCATCGTCTGCATCAAGGTAACTCATCCAGAGTGTTGCACCTGAGGGGGCTACCCAAGTCTTCTCTCGTTCCAGAAACTTAATTCCGGGAATAGCCTTAGGGTATAGCACCTTGGAAACTGAGACAAGTTCTCGAAGTTCTTCCGTAGACTTACGTACCAAGAGCATCTTAGCATGTTCGTTGTTCAGGTAGCGTACTGGGTCTGCCAACATTGCGTAGGACTTACCGCCACCAGCAGCACCACCATAGAGAACTTCTTGTTCATCAGCAGAGAGGAAGGCTGTCTGTGGCCCATCGTTAGGCTTAAAGATAACCTCTCTGGCTTTCTTTACGTCAATCTGTGGGGGTTTCGGCTGGGCTGGAACTGTCAGCTTGATCTCTTGTGGCTGCTCCTCCAACTCTGGCTTCGAGCTTTTCGGCTTTCGCAATGGCTTCTTGATACCTTTGGGCGAAGTATCTGTGTGTTGCAGCTTCTGTCTTACGCTTGTACTCAAGTTTAATCCTCTTATACAGACCAACGTGAGAGATAACTCTGCCACTCTGCTCACTAAGCCAAGCTGCTACTGCACGATAGGAGTAACGCTTAAGGTGTTTCTTTGCTTGCTCTAGGAGTTCTAGTTCCTTGACTACAGGAAGCAGTACATCCTTATCTTCAGTATCTTCTACATACCCAAAGGGTACTTGTCTACCTATGCGAACGACTGGCTTCCACTCGAAGTGGTCACCATGATCTGTGGGCTTAGGTAGCTTCCATTCTCTTTTGATCTTTGCCATGTGTGACTTATACTAGATATTGTTATGTTTGTCAATCACTGCTTTTAGCTGGCAGGATAAACAATGGTGTATCAGTCTCAACCTTGATCTCATCCTTGGCCTTGAAGCCACCACGGTCTAGAATATCCTTGGCTGCAGTCATCTTCTCTTTGTTGCCAAGAGCAGTGGGGTCTTGCATAACCTCGAACATACTGAATGCAGCCTTGACACCCACATGAGCAATAAACTTCTTGGTGAGGTCAGCGATCTCATCCTCAAGACTATTCACAATCTCTTTGGTCGAGTAGTTGTCGCTGTAGCCAGCCAGCTTCTTAGCTTGAACAAAATCCCCCCGTGCCTCATCAAAAAGCACGGAGAGAAAACGCTGTTGATTATCGGTAAGTTCCCTAGCCATCTTCTTATCCAATCGGGATGAATGTTTCAGTCACGGTGCAAGTAGCATCCAAGTGGATAGCACTCCCACTAGTACCAGAGACAGTCAGGGTTTCTCCAGCTTGCAGGATGAGAGTCGCCCCAGTAAATAGGACAAACTCCCCAACAGCAATGTTTTTACCACCAAGGATGTGAACTTGATCCCCGTTGGTGTTCCAGAAAGCCTTCACGCTGGGAGTGCCTGTTACACCTGTAAGTAGCAGCATGGACATTTCAGCAACACAGTTTGCAGGACAGGTATAAAGAGTATACACAGTCCCACTCACTATGCAGCTTACGGTTGTACTGCGTACTCTTGCAGCTTTGCCAGAAGATACTAGAGCCATTACTTACTTTCTTGCCGAGGCTGGTCGAGTGTTTTTCACTGCGGAAGAACCCCCAACACGAATATAATCAATCCAAGAAACAGGTAGTCCCTTAGCTTCACGTTGGCTCCTAGACAAAGCATCAAACTGCGCTTTCGTGTAGTTACCCAGACGGGCTTGTTCATACTTAGAGTAACGTCCTGTTACACCAGAATCACGGGTGGGTGTGATTGGCCGTTGAGGCATATCTACCTTAGGCTTTACTTTACCCACAGTGCTACGCGATGCACCGCTCATAGACTCTTTAGGTGCAACTTTGGGTGCAACTTTACCTGCAGTACCTGACTGAGCAGCGCCAGACTGTGGGGCAGCAGGACGAGCCTTTGGCTTATTACTTGCGGTAGGGGCTGGTTTTTTATCATCAGCACGGTCCGTAGTGTAGGACTTACCGTTCCAAGTAAAGGTTTTACCTGCACCCAACTCTTTACGCTTTGCAGCGAAGGTTTCCTTGAAGGTAGCCATAGTTATTTCTTACCCTTCTTGACCATGCCACCCTTGGCCATCTTAGCAGCAGGCTTAACCATACCGCCCTTAGCCATAGGCTTAGCCTTAGCGACCATTCCACCCTTAGCCATACCCATAGCTTTGTCTTTACCATACATCATGTCTATTTCTTCCCTTTGAGTTTGCCTGCTTCGCTTAATGCAATCGCAAGTGCTTGTTGACGACTCTTCACAACTCGTGCTTTCTTTGGCCCCTTAGGGTCAATGCCAGAGTGTAACTTCTTGTCCTTGAACTCAGCCATAACCTTAGCGATCTTGGCCTGTGCTTTTGTAGTTGGCTTAGCCATTCAGAGACTCCTTCGGGGTTAGGCCCATTGCGGCCAGAGCCACTACTGCATCAGGTCCACCCAAGGCTGTCAGCTTGTCAGGCATTGCTAGCGTAGTCTCCTGAGAGAACACCAGAGCAGCCTGAGCGGTTGCTGCTGCATCCATGTCGATTACCTCGTCAACATCCCATGTGGGTCTGACAAGGGGTTGTGACGCGCCTTCTACCCATGCCTCTGAGGCTTCCCATGAGGCTGCTGAGTATAGGTTCCCGTTGCTGTCCTGCCAGTTGAGACCGACATAGGTTTCCCCGTCAGCTATGCTGTAGGCAAGGCACATCGCTAACTGATTGCACTCATAGGTTAGGGCTTCAGGTGCTGCTGCTGTAATTCTCATGCGTAGGCTCCTGTCTTTCCGTTGACGTAAGTCTCAGTCGATGTGATCGTATCAGTGGTCAGGTTAGCCCCAAAGCGGACGATCAAAGAATATATTTGACCGTTGAGGGGCAGTGAAACTCCACCTCGGCGACCGATGTAGAGTGGGTATGCTAGGAAGTTGCCTGTGCCTTGGTTTACTGTGGAATTTGTTCCTGCAACACCATTTCTGCGGATCGTGTTCAAGTCCCCCGCAATATCGCCTGTACTTGAGATAACAGCAGTATCTGGAGAAAAACCTGAAGGGGTCCATTTTGCTGCAGTATTGGCTGAAAGTAAAGTGCCTGTGGCGTTGAATGAATATCGCGAAGCTAAGTCTTCTCCTGCGACTAGATAGAAAGCACCAAAATTTCCTTGCAAATTGTTTGAATATTCCGCAATAATACTACCAACATCACTCAGCTTCCGCACCCCAGCAAACACCTGAGCCTTGTCGATAGCTGGCGTGATCGTCCCCGTGACCATGCTGTCATCAACACCGTCGAAGGATAGGTAAGACAGAGACTGCACCCCAGCTTGGGTCACGTTGAATGCGGTGGTGACGCGCTGGTAGGCTGTGGCGGTGGAGCCTAACTCTAGTTGAGCAAAGGTTACGCTGCCCATTACTGTGAGCGTGAGACTGCCTGCTGTGGGCGTGAACGTCAGGCTAACCCTGTTGCCAGCGCCAGTGCCTACTAATGGTCCAGCAATGGATGCACCTGTAAGCGTGACAGTGCCAGTGCCAGTGAATGAAAGCGTATGAGCAGCCGCAGTGACAGTAACACTCTGAGTTGCCATTGTGTCTGTAGCCAGCAGCAAGTTCCTACGCCCACCCAGTGGCACTACCCCGTAGGTGGGTCTGCTTGCCGTGGTGTTTTGTGTGGCGTGGTTGCCTCGTCCAGATTTATCCAGCATTCTCCCAACAGTCTGTCCAGCAGCAGTCACAGGCGTGGTCCCTGCGGTGTCTTGGAACAGTGTGGTCAGGTCAGATGGGTCATACCATACGCCTGGCTCTGAGGCAGCAAAGAGAGAGGATGGGGAGAAAGCACCGCCCCCGCTGCTAGATAGGAGCCTACCACGTAGGGAGAGGGTTAAGGATATACTGGACACTGAACTAACCTTAAGCAGAGATCAGGGCGAAGATACCAGTAGCAGCAGTACCTGTAGCCCGTACGCGAGTCACAGAGCAGTTGATGTAGAAGTTGCTGGGTACAGTGACAGGACCAATGGTGATCCCATCATAGTCAACCCAAGAGACAGTACCACCAACAGTGACATAAAGTCCAATAGCTACGTTACCCGTACCCACGTTGTCAGCACTGTCGCTAGTAGTTACAGGAATCCAGTTACGGATCAAGCCTGTTGGATTAGTCTGTAGTGCGCGTTGGAATGGATTACTTGGCATTGGACCGTCCTTTGATCTTTGAGACTTTGGCTGCGATAGCCTTAGGTTGTTTCACGAACTGCTTACCTGCTGCTGTGCCTTTGCGCTTATCTTTGGTGGTAGCAGCATACTCAGCGTCTGTTAGGGCTTCACGAGCTTTCTTTGGGAGGTAGCGTTCGCCAGTTGCTTTCGGACCCTGCGTAGAGTTCTTGCCACTCTTCGTACCCCAAGACTCCTTGGTCCAAGCCTTTAGACTAGCCTGTGGCTTTTTCATTTCTTAGCCTTTGGTGGCGTGTGTGACAGCTTCTTGCTGGTGGCAGTATGAGTCTTACCTGTCATCAGGACTGCACCTGCTTTGTGCGTAGGCCCAGTGTAAAGCTTACCACTTGGAAGATAGTGTGGAACACCTTTAGTCACGATAGCCACCCCCGTTATCCTTGTACTGCTTAGCCAACATCTGTGCTTTACGTGCAGACCACTGTCCGGGAGCGCCACCCTTGCCACCCGCTTTGATAGAGTTAAACAACTGCTTACGCATTGTAGGCTTGGTGTAGTTGCCTGACTCGTTCACACGGGATTTTGCTGGGGGCTTAGCCATGACTATTACTCTTCCTCATACTCAGACATAGGGTCATTGTTTTCCCATGCTTGACAGACACGCAGGTTATGGCAGATGAAGTCAAACTTCTTGCAGTAACCACGACCACCACCAGTGGCATCAAACTCATTGAAGGGTACTTGCTCCAGAGCCTTGAGCATCTTGGGTGTGTCCACGAAGTACTCGCAGTTAGCACAAAGCTGACGACGAGCCTGATCCTCATCAATATCCCAGACCTTAGCAATCTCTGACCAGAAGGGTTCATTGTCGTCAGGCTTCTCAGAGCCAACCTCTGGGCCAAGCGACCAGTATTCCATCAACCAAGCAGTGGTATCTTTATTCTCTTTAGCAGTAGGAATCTTTTCTTCAGGAATCATTAGTCCAAGCATTGTCATAGACTCACCATTTAATTTTATGTGACCAAAATTTTGCAGATAGCTTCGTGGTGGGCTTACCCTGAGCATCATGTCTAGCATAATAGCTCTTTTTTCGTGCTTTGTCAGCAGCAGACTTAGGGTTATCACCTGCACCTACCACACCCTGCTGTCCAAAACGTACAACCTTGTACTTGTCACCCTCTTTTGCAACAACAACATGGGACTTAGTGGCATGAGAAGGGGTCTTCTTGGGTTTATTTACGCCAGAGACGCCTAGTTCCGCCATTTTAGTTTTGATACGAGGTGGGACAGCCATAAGTAAATCCTATTTCCGATATCTTGTGGTGTTGGGAGTAGCCACCCTAGTAGAAGTAGCAAGATAACCCAAGGTGGAGTCTCATTGATGACAACTTTCTCTACAGTTTCAGCTTTAACCTTGCTATCTTGAGATTGAATCTGCTCAACTCTGACAGCATGACCCTCAATCTTCTCAATCTTTTGGTCACCTGTGGCTACTGTCTTACCGACTGTCTGGGTGGCTGTCTTCGCTACTTGGGTATTCGCTGCTACGTTGGGTCCGCCCCCTGTTAGGAGCTTCATTGGTAGGTTGCTGCACCCCGTTACTAGACTTATTCCACCAATCAAGGCCAAAAGCAAGAGCAACGAACGTAAAGATTGGCCAAACGAGGACTTCGACAATGTTAGCATCCTTCACTTCAACCACATAGCCTAACCAGATCAAGAGGGCTACAGCGATTTCCCTCTTGTAAGTCTTCATGCTAGACCGCCATTAATAATCCATAAGATAGCAGCAGAGATAAAACCACCAATAACAAACAAAATCGATTTGTCACGAAACTCTGTCCTACGCTTTTCAGCAGCACTCATGTTTTCTACAGTTTTATTTAAGACAACAATGGTTAGGTTAAGCTCGTTGATGGTTGCACAGAGCCTAGAGATTTCTTCTTCAAGTCTCTCTACTCGACGGAGTGTATCTTCTTCACCCATCACTTGTAGACCTTAGCAGATAGCTGGTGATGTGGTGCGTCCCAACCCCAGTCCCATCCGTGTTCCATAGCAATACCTAGGTCTTTAGCAGCCTGCTTCATAGCCTCGTAGATAGGCTTGTAGGCATCCCAATCGTCTGAGTTAGGTATACCATCCATGTCGTGATCACCCTTGTAAGGATATGGGTGTAAGTCTACAGCATGACCAGTGAGATGTCTAGAGTTCATCGTCCGACTAGCACCACTGGCTACCAACTTCTTCTGACGCTCTAGGGTACGCATACCCTCGCCCACGGTGAAGTCTTGAGTGGTGATGGTGATAGCCTTCTTGACCACAGCGATCAAGTCTGGGTGAACACCAGTAAGGTTCTTAAGTGATGTTGGCCCAAGGCTTAGACTCATTCCCATTCCCTCTTGCGATCTGGTTCGAAGACATCACGCTTCTTAAGGTGACCTTCGAGATACATAGCCCTCTCAACACGATCCAGTGTGTATCTTACACCAGTAGCTTGATGGATTGCCTCACGAACGTAGAAGACATCTGACCTAGGTATATGAACCCTCTGTAGGACTTTCTCGTCACCAGCAGCTAGTGCCTTGTAGAATTGTCCAAGTACGTCTTCATCAGCGAAATACTTCATGTGTAGTTATACTCCAAGTTCCTCCATAGTCAAGCATATTCTTGATTGAACTACAGAAGAAATTATTTTCTAGGGGGTACTTGAAATTCTCTTTCTCCTACCTACGTATATACTTAAAGAGATACATAGAGAGATACATCATGTTGTACCTTATGCTTCCTTATGCTTTTACTTTATATTTATAATAATATAAGTAATACTTAAGGTATCATTATGAAAGCATAAGGTAGCCTTAGGTAGCTTAAGGTAGCATAAAGAGATCACTATGTGTCTCATTATGTATCTCATCATGTTTAGCTTTAAGTATACTTAAGTAAGATACCCGCGATTCAACCTTTTGTCAAGACCCTAACTATTATTTATTTAAGAATAATCAAAAATACAGGGGATACCTAAGCTCGGACCCTGCTGAATCCCCCGCCATCTGGTGTACAGCCTCAAGATAGCTAAAAGACGCACGGAGAGAGGCGCTGAGATGGGTCTGCGGGTTTTTCTAGGTCAGGGTAGCGGAGAGATGTAGAGGCTCTGTAGGGTGTCTCCTAGGGCTTCTACAACTGTGGTGTCATATTGCCCCACACACGTTCATCATCATGCTGTTAACCATGTACCAACATAGTGGTTAACACATATTGGTTTTACTGATTTCTGGCAGACACCATGTACG